ATCATCCCCTTTGGCGACGTAAAAGCTCAGAAGAAATGGTCTTCGAATCTCGCCGTCGACGCCGTCAAGAAGAGCTACTTTTCCAAGAAGTTCATCGGCAAGGGCGAAAACAACGTCATCGAACAGAAGACGGATCTCGAAACCGAACAGGGCGAGCGCATCAGCTTCGACCTGTCCGTGCAGCTGCGCGGCAAGCCGACCAGCGGTGACAACCGCGTGAAAGGCAAGGAAGAGAGCCTCAAGTTCTACACCGACGAAGTCATCATCGACCAGCTGCGGCACTCGGTCTCCGCCGGTGGCCGGATGACGCGCAAGCGCACCGCGCATGACATGCGCACCACGGGGCGCAACCGTCTGGGCGATTACTGGTCGAAGTATATGGATGAACTGATGTTCATCTATCTGTCCGGCGCCCGCGGCATCAACCAGGAGTTCATCGAGGACACCGACTATGCCGGCCACGCAGGCAACGCCCTGCAGACACCCGATGCGCAGCACATGATTTACGGCGGCTCGGCCGTGTCGAAAGCGACGATCACCAATTCGGACAAGATGAGCCGGAAGCTGATCGAGCGCGCCGTCACCAAGGCCCGCATGATGCGCGCCACCGACCCCGATACCGCCAACATGATGCCGGTCAGTGTCGAGGGCGAGGATCGCTACGTCACGGTCATGTCTCCCAACCAAGAGCAGGACATGCGCACCGAGGAAGGGTCGGGCTGGCTCGAGATCCAGAAGGCCGCCGCTGCGGCCGAGGGTCGCAACAACCCGATCTTCAAGGGTGGTCTCGGGATGATCAACAACGTGATCCTGCACAGCCACGAGCGCGTGATCCGCTTCGACGACTACGGGACCGGCAGCGACCTTCCCGCCGCACGTGGGCTTTTCATGGGTCGCCAAGCGGCCGTCTGCGCCTACGGCACGACCGCAGGCCAGCGGTACATGTGGAAGGAAGAGGTCGACGATTACGACAACACGCCGAGCATCGCCTGCGGTACGATTGTCGGCCTGAAGAAGACCCGGTTCAACGGGCGCGACTTCGGGGTGATGGCGATCGACACCTACGCCAAGCCCGAGAACTAAAGACCGACGCGGGCGCCTCCGGGCGCCCGTGCCGCCCCTGACGTCAGCCTGAAACAAAGGATAGACCCATGCTGAAACAGAACGACTTCGCATATGGTCGCGCCAATCAACCCGTGGGCTATTCCTCGGGCCTCGTCTGCGCCGCCATTCTGACCTACGACTTCCCTGTCGACTTCACCAGCGCGGATGACGTGCTCGAAATCGGCTTCGTGCCGGGCGGGGCCCAGATCGTCGGCGCCACGCTGATCGGCGAAGGTCTCGGGGCCATCACCGCAGATATTGGCGTGCTCGACGGCGAAGCGGGGTCCACCGATTCCGGCCGCGCGCTGACCACCGATCTGATCTTCGATGGCGTGTCCGTCAACGACAACGAGGCCCCTGCCACCGTACTGGACTGCCTCGCCGTCGGGCGCACCAACGACCACCGCGGGCTGGGCGTGACCCTGAGCGGCAATGTGACCGTCGGTTCCGGCAAGAAACTGACCGTCGTCCTTCATTACGTCCACTGATCTCGGACGCGATCTGGCCGTCCCTCGCGGGGCGGCCTTTCCCCATTCCAGGAGTCCAGCAAGATGCTGATCATCTCGAAAATCGAGCGCGTCGGCGGTACCCGCGTCAGCCTTGACGGCGCCGAATACCTCTTCGAAGAGCGCGAGGCCGGCGGCCCGCATATCTGCGACGTCGAGAACGACGCGCACGCGAAGCGCCTTCTGTCCATCCCCGAGGGGTTTGCCGCGGCTGATGGCTCATTCCCCATGCGCGCCGTCGCGGCTGATGCCGAAACCACGTTTCTGGCGACGCCGGTTGATGAACCGCAGCCCGACGACACCGCGCCCGAAGGCGATGGGATCGAATCCGTGGACGATGAAAGCGACGACGTTCAGGACACAGCGCCCGAGGATGACGGGCTCGACGATTACGACGAGGGCTCGCTTGCACAGGCATACCGCGACGAGTTCATGCAGAAGCCGCACCACAAGATGAAGAGCGACCGCATCATCCGCGAGATCCGTGAGGCCCGCGCCGCGCGGGCCAACTGAGGGACGGCGCCATGCCGGCCCTGATCGCAAAGGACGTGCTCGAGCGCGCGCAGACCTTTCTGCAAGACCCCGACGCCGTGCGGTGGCCGATTCTCGAACTGGCCACCGCGCTCAATGACGCGCTCTTGGAAATCTGCCTGGTCAAGCCATCCGCCTGCGCGGAGACGGTCATCCTCAACCTGCAGCCCGGCACTTTGCAGAAGCTCGAGGCCGATCAGGCGCAGTTCCTGCGCGCCGTTTGCAACATCACCAGCGCGGCAGAGGCGCCGCGCGCCGCCGGCCCGGCCATCACACCGATCGAGCGCGACGCCTTGGACAACCAAATCCCCGGCTGGCACGCCGCCGCCACCTACCCGCGCACGTCGCTGGTGCAGCACGTCATCACCGACCCGATGAATCCGACCGACTTCTACGTGTTCCCGGGCAATGACGGCACCGGGCGCATGGAGGCCATGGTTGCGGTCACGCCGACGCTGATCACCATCCCGGGCGACCCGACCGACCTTGCCAGCTACACCGACGAGATCGACCTGAACCCGGTCTACAAGAGCGTGCTTATCGACTTCATCCTCTACCAAGCCTTCGCCAAGGACATGCAGCTTGCGGGCTCCAGCCAGCGCGCAATGGCATATTACCAGTCCTTCATGACCAAACTCGGCGCGCGGCGCCAGATCGAGGCCGTGGCGACACCCGACACGACCTGACACCAGACAGGAGGCCCCGCCATGGCAACCCCCATGACCAACCTGACCACCTTCCTGCATCTGGTGAACCCGCACGCTCCGGGTGCCGCCTCCCAACAGATGCTGCAAGCGTTGCGGCAATCAGCGATCGAGTTCTGCGAGCGCACGCGATGCTGGCGCCACCGGGCCGAGATCGACCTGACCGAACAGGGTCAGGCCATTGTCGCGCCGGATGAGTCCGAGATCCATGAGATCGAGCGCGCCGAGTTCAACGATATGCGCCTGACGCCCGTGCAGTTTGACGATGTGCCGTTCGAGGACATCGACACCAGCGCCGGCACCACGCCGGCCATGATCACGCAGGAGATGTTCAACCAGGTGTCGATCGTGCCCTTCGAGGCCGGGACATTGAAGGTTTCGCTGATCCTCAAGCCGCGCCACGGTGACGACATGCAGATCGGCGCGGACGGGTTTCTGCAGAACGCCTATGACAGCGTGCCGGCGTTCCTGCACTCGCGCTATTCGGAAACCATCGCCGCCGGCGCCATTGCGCGCCTTCTCGTCATGCCGCAGCAGCCGTTCACCAACCCGGATCTTGCCATGCTGCATGGCCGGCGCTTCGACCAGGGCGTCGACAATGCCAACGGCGCTCGCGTGCGCGGGCAGCACCGCGCCCGGCCGCGTTCGCGCGCGGCGTTCTTCTGAGGGAGTGAACCATGCGCATGCGCCTCAACACCTTCCAAGGCGAATACCCGCGGCTCTACAAGACGCTGTTGCCCGAGGGCGCCGCACAGGTCGCGCTAGACACCAACCACGAGCGCGGCACCATCAAGGCGCTGCATGACGATCTGGCGCTGCATGACGCCGGGGCGACGCCGCCGGTGGATTTCTACCTGCATAACGGCGCGACATGGCTGACCTTCGACAAGAATGTCGACGTGGTGCCGGGGCCGGTGGCCGATGACCGGCTTTACATCACGCGCGAGAACGACGTCCCGATCGTCAAGGTCATGAGTGATGGCGGGGCCGAGTATCCGCTTGCTTTGCCAACCCCGCCCGCGCCGCCGATCACGTCCATCGCCACCGATTCCGGCGCGACGCAAGAGTCCGAAGTGCTGTTCGTCTATACGTGGGTCTCGAGCCTCGACGAAGAGAGCATTCCGAGCCCGCCCAGCACGCCGCTTGCCGTGCCCGATGGCAGCACGGTCGAGATCAGCCTGATCGACCAGCCGCCGAGTGGGAGCCGGATCAATCGCGTGCGCATCTACCGCAGCCAAACGACCGCGCTGGGCGCGACCGAGTTCTTTTTCGTGAAGGAACTCGAGGCCGCGACCAACCTCTATGTGAACGACCTCGACACCGATCCTCTGCAAGAATTGCTCGCGAGCGCCAATTACGACCCGCCGGTCGACGATCTCCGCGGCATCACAGGCATGCAATCGGGGATGATAGCCGCGTTCGCCGGCAAATCGCTCTATTTCTGCGAGCCGTACAGGCCGCATGCGTGGCCGCTGAGTTACGAGTTGATCAGCGAAAACCCGATCGTCGGCTTGGCCGCGTTCGGCTCAATGCTGGCCGTCCTGACGACGGGCGAGCCCTATGTCGTCCAAGGCACCGCGCCCGAGAACCTGATCATGGAAAAGATCGAGCAGAGCGCGCCATGCGTGTCCAAGGATGGCATTGTCGATCTTGGCTATGCGGCAGCCTATCCCAGCACGGACGGGCTGATCACCTTGTCGCAGTCGGGCGGCGCGCAGAACATCACCCGCGGCCTGTTCGAGCGCGACCAATGGCGCGAATTCCGGCCCGAGACGTTCAGCGCCGGGCGACGCGATGGATCCTACGTGTTCAGCTTTGACCCGGGCGACGGCGGCGGACGACAGACGGCGATGATCGCCTTAAGCGCGGACCAGCCGAGCTACATTCGCACGTCCAACGGCGCGGAAAAGCTGCGCTTTGACGTCTATACCGGCAACCTGCATTTCATCGACGGGTCCGCGATCATCCAGGAGTTCGCCAGCAGCCAAGCCGGCTACATCGCGGCCGATTGGCAATCGTCGCAGTTTCACCTGCCGACCCTGACGAGCTTCGGGGTGCTCTTGGTGGAAGGTGACGCGCTGGACGACCCGTCATCCTTCGAGGCGACCGTCTACCGCGATGGCGAGATGCATACGACCGTGACGCGCCTCAATGAGCCCTGCCGGCTCAAGGACGGGCTGGGGCGCCGGTGGTCGGTGCGCGTGAAAGGCAAGGTCGAGATCAGCCGGATTACGCTGGCCGGTGAAATCGAAGAGATATGGGGCTGACGCATGTTCAAGGGACGCAACACACGAGACCTTGAAACACTCGCGGGCCGCCGCGGTAACACCGGGCAGCGCGCGGTGCTTTGGGACGAGATCGACCAGATTACCCGGCGCGTCGCGCAGAGTTTCACCGATGGCGGCGTCAGTACCGGCGGCGGATCGGCTGGCGCAATAGACGAGTCCGCGCTCGAAGACTATATCGCCAACACCAGCCCGAGCGTGCAGCAGATCAACCAGACGATTGACAGCACGACCACTTTCATCGGCAACCTGACCGCCGACGCGCGCGCCACCCTGCCGGATCTGGATCAGGCCATCACCGATGCGCGTAACGACGCGCTGGATGCGGTCAACGTCGCACAGGGCGAGATCGACACGCTGACCGGCGCTTACACCGGGACGCTGCCCGATCTGGAAGCGGCGATCACCGCCGCGCGTAACGACGCGACTGCGCAGATCGACACCGCAGAAACCGGGCTTCAATCCCAGATCAATGGCGTCAGCGCCGACCTGACGAACAACTATTACACGATCGTTCAGTCCGACAGCGCAATCAGCAGCGCGGTCACAACGCTCGAAAGTTCTCTGCTGACGGAGATCAACAACATTATCGCAGCCGGTGATGGGTCCGAGACAGTTCAGACCTTGAGCGCCCGGCTAGACGCGGACTTTTTCACGAAGACCGAGACAAACACCGCAATCAGCGCCGCAACGACCAGCCTTGAAGCCTCGCTGCAGACCGATATCTCCGAGGTCGCCGAGACGCTTCCCAACTTCGATTTCTCGCAGGGGATTACTGGCTGGCGGGGCAAGGCAATCGACCAGGGCAGCTACAGCATTGTGACCGGCCCGGAGTTCATTGGCGGGCAGGCGTTCCGCCAGGTGGGCGTCCTCAACAGCACCAACTTCCTGGCGCCGGTCGACAGCCGGAAAACCGTCATCGACACAGCCCGCGCATATCGCGTTAAGGCCCGTTTTCGCGTGGTGGGAACTGTCCCAAGCGAGATCTTCTTTTCCATCCGCTTTGAGGACGTGAACGGCAACTACATTTCCGACTACTTTCCCGCCGGCTTCGGGCTCGGAGTTAACAACACCCCCGTCCAGAACAATGGCGCGTGGGTGTCGGTTTCAATAATGAGCGGCATCGGGACAGACAATCCGTTTCCAGCGGGCGCGTTCAAAGCCTATCCCCTAATATCTCTTGGCAATCAGCAGGGGCCTGATTCTATTGTCGAACTGGATGAACTAGCCCTGCTGGAGGTGACCGATAGCCGGGAGGTCGCTGCAACTCTGGAGCAAAACTATCTGACGATCGCGGAAACCGATCAGGCGATCTCCACCGCGACCACCGCGCTCCAGTCCAGCCTTGAGAGCCAGATCGGCACGCTGAACGCGACGCTGACGGAAGATTACTTTACCTCGGCCGACACGACGCAGGCAATCAGCGCCGCTCAGGCGACCTTGCAATCGAACATTGATACGGTCTCCGCAAACCTGACAAGCGAGCAGGCGACGCGTGCGAACGCTGACAGCGCGCTCACCACCAGCCTGAACACACTGACGACGCGCGTCGGAAGCGCAGAGGCGGAGATCGCCGGCGAGCAGATCGCCCGGTC